TTTTCTTCGTCGGGGTAGCGGGATTCGAACCCACGACCCCCTGCTCCCAAAGCAGCGTGATTATAAAGGATATTCAGTTACATATCAGTCAATTATAATGATGTGAGCTAACCATTTCAAAGATAGTTCAAAGAACGCTATTTTGAGGGTCTTATTTTAGCCCTTTCTAACTCATAATTCAAGAGGGCAATTTCTTGTTTTTGAGCACTGTTTTCTTGCAGTACTTTCCGGAGCTGTTGCCGGAGAGCAACGATTGTTTTGTCTTTATCTTCCATATATTTATTTGTTGGTTTATCCGGTTATTTTTTGTCGTCCGGCTACTTGCACTTTCTTGTTTTCTTTATTATCTATACAAGGAAAAACAATAGGTATACTAAATCTTATATTTGTAGCTGACTTAGCTTGTCCTTCAATTTTGGTATTACTACCGAATCCCCAAGCACCGAAAGTAACACCAAAGCCAACTTTTCCACCTTCACCGGACATATTAGCCAATGATACCTCGAATTCAATATTCTGAACACTGTATAATTTTCCTTCTATTTCTACATTGTTCTTACTGTTACTTTTCCGAGGACTTACAATAGCCCCACTGGTTTCAACTCTTTTTTGAGCAGCTGTTATACCATCAACGATTTGGGAAATTGCTTCCTCTACAAACTCCTTGAGTTCTATTACCTTTGGGGTATTCTCTGGTTCCATTTATATTTTAAATTAAAAGTTATGTTTAAAAAGTTACTTTACAATTATCGTATGCGTAAACTACGCAAATATTATATTGATTATACAATGAAACAATCATCTAATTCCATTAATGCATTTTGCTATGAACGAGATGACGGTGGACTAGATAAGGTTGCCATTAGGTATATTGAAAATATATGTAATTATATTGTAAAAGGTATCCAATAGGATGCCTTTTAGTGTATTCTACTTTTTCAATTAACTGGACTTCACGATGTTATATGGTCATTGCTTTTCATAGAATAGCAGTCCGACACGATCTATATGCTCGCCAAAAGGAGTACCTATATTCTTACTGTAATCAACTATATCTACTTTGTATAGTAATCCCAAGTCCTCTATTTGAATATTTATATCCAACAGTTCATTGAAAGATATATTTTCCCCTATAAGGGCCAAATCAATATCTGATCCTTCGGTATAGTTGCCTTTAGCTCTGGAACCAAATATTAATACCTTGTCAATATTGGGATGTTTTTTTAATACATCACTAATATCTTTTATAACTTCATTGCTTAAACCAAACATATTATGCGAATAATCCAGTGATTTCACTTCTTTCATAACCAAGCCGAACAGCTAACTGTTTTAGTAGTATAGAATACTCAGTGTAAATCTTTTCGACTATCTCACTTGCTTTGCCATCATTGTATGTATGCGATGTTATATTTCTAGCCTTCGACATTCTACGCCAAGCATCATGATCTGATATTAAACCATCTTCAAATGATTTCTGTAATACAGGATTTGGACCTGTTATATCCTTATATCCTTTATACTCTAAGAAATCCTGCAAAACTTTCCACGCCAACTCGAAAGTATATTCAAATCTTTGTACAAGACCTTCCATTTCCAGTTCGGTTAACTCATGGGGTTTTCTTTCGGATTCCGTAACCAGTAATACTCTTTTGCATGCCTTACAATAACTATCATATCTTTGTAACCAACGTATATCTTGTTCCATAAATCTATTTTTCTTAGTTGTATAATCAATAAAATAGGCTTCTTTATCCAGTTTATATAGAGTTAATGAAGTCTACAGCAGAATTCATATCACGCTTAGTATACTCCATGTATTCTTTGATGGCTTGGTCTGTATATCCTTTCCCTTTAAGAATTTTCCATTTACGTAAATGTTGTTTGAAATCATCGCTATTTTCGTCTATAATTGGTTTTTCTTTAGCATGAATTCCATTTTTCATATTGCAAGATTCTTCCTTTTTTTCTTCTATTCTAATACCTTCTTTGATTCCTTTTTTCGAATCATCACCTTTTGGTGTATTTAAGTCCTTTATTATGGAGGAAAGAGTATTTATACTTGAAGATAATTCTTTGCTCCTTTCCATATATGAGTTTTTTAGTTGCTTAACATCAGCGGCAAGCTGGAGGAACTTTACAATCAAAATAATAAGAATAACCAACTGGATAATTCCAGCCAATAGATACACGACTCCTATAAATCCCAATGCTTCCATAAATTTACTTATTCATTAGTACATTAATTAATCGTTCTTTTTCCTCGAGAAGCTTATCCTTGCCTTCGATAACAGCTTTTAAATGCTTTATTTCTATCATAGCATCCTCAAGTCTATCTTGACATTCATTAGTTGATATATTACCATTATTATCTCTTCCAACCAGAATGTTTTTTGTTCCATTTTGCATTACACCAGTTGTAATATCTTCAAAAAAAGCTGTAGGTGAAATATTTAGAACAGATGAAATTTGTATAAGTAGTTCTGTATCAATATTCTCTTTTTCAAATATTGAATAAGTATATGGTCTGCTTTTGTTTATCAACTTGGCAAAGTCTGTTACACTTATATTTCTTTTAGAGACTTCTTCTTTGATTTTGTTACCTATATGCATACGATTATTATTAAATTATCTTAATTGATTACACAATTTGTCTTGTTTTAGATTACAACGTAATGTTTTTGATTACATTTGCACTATAAAGTTAACGCAAAACATTGATAACGCCAAAATAAAAGGGCAGCAAAGTTAACAAAATAGATTATTTACTCTAAATCAAATAAGAAAATGAAGACAATTTTAGAAGTTTCACTACAAGAAGCAAGTAAAGCACAGGTTGCCATTAATGACAGTCTGCTACAGACAGAGCTGACCCAAACCGGCACTAACATCTGGGAACTCCCAACTTATGACATGAACGATAGATACGAGTGCGACGGTGACGAAGAACTGAAAGATGAAATTCGTGAACTCTTTACAGTTTGCGGTATTTCGGAAGATGAATATTCATTTAGTGATAAAAAAACGGAGGAATAAGCTATGAAACGTAAAATCTACACCGTAAGCAAAGAGAGAGCTATCCAAATCGCTGCTAACTATAATTGTGTAAGTATTGAGGTTGCCAGGAACTATACCAATAGCGAACTCAAGGAGGTTCTCCGGATGCTAAAACTTAAAGCTGATTTTTAACCCTAAAAAACAAGATCGTAATGAAGAATCTAAATGAAGTAATGCGGATCCTTGGAGGAAGTAAACGTTTCGATTTCGAATGTAATGAGAACGGATATTCCTGTATTCTGGTAGTTTCAAGCTACCACTCCGGTGAAGAAGTAAGACTCGACCTTTCTAAACTTGATAACGAAATGCTTGAAGCCTTGCAAGTAGAAGATAACGATAATGAAGAAATGGAGGATTAAGTCATGAAAGTGAGAATCAAAAATGTAACCGGTTCAACTGGTAACGAATGGCTTTTATGGGAGCTAAAAAAGGAAGCAGGAGTAAAAGAAGGAGATATAGTTGAAGGTAAATTCAATCCTCTAAATAAGGCGGTAGACTTTACTAGGGGTACAACAGAATGTGTCGCTTGGCTCGGAGAAACTTGCGAAGAAGTCAAAGACTAAAATAATAAAGCATGCAGGTTTAGTTTTCGATGTAAACCCTTTGAGAATGCGCCTTCCGGTAACGGAGAATCTGAAAGAGGTTACGAGATAGAATGAATCTTTAATCATCCGCGCAACAGCGATACGTTGTCCTTGGCAGGCTTGGTCGCCTTCCAGGGAACTAATTACTATAATATAATAATGTATATGGAAAATCAATTAGAAACTATCAAAGCTAATCTGCCTTACGGATACGAAAAGCAGATTGCGAAGGAAGTAGGATGCTCACAGGGTACGGTGCACAATATCCTCAACAACAAGCCTGCTTCTGCTCGTTCAACTTACAAAGCAAAAGTACTGAATGTCGCTGTAAGAATGGCTAATGAAGCCCTCGAAGCTACAAAAGGAGTTTCCAGAGCGGCAGCCGAATTAGAGATTTTGCATCATGGATCTGCAAGCTGATTCTACCTTAACCAAGAGGGAAAATCAAATAGCAGGATTGGCTGCCTGTGGCCTAGCAAAGAAAGAGATTGCCGACAGATTAGGTACTGCCTATGGTACGGTAAATGTCCTGCTCGACAAGGCTTATAAAAAGACAGGAACCAGCAAACTGAACGAACTTGGTGCTTGGTGGATAAATAGAGTGTTTGCTCTAAATATTGACTTCAAGCAATTACAAAAATCGCTAATTGCTCTCTCATTTCTTGGAATTATTGCCTTTCAGATTGCATTTGACTACAACAACGACCTTAACCGGAGTCGGCGGGCAAGAATACGAAGAAATAGGATTGAAGAAGTATATGAACTCTAATCAATATTAATCAGGCAGCATAGCATAGAGATGCAGATGTGTTTCAGTAATCAAAAGCTCAACACCATTCAAAAGTTAAACAAAGAAACAGCCTAATTAGAGATTATGGAAAATTGCTTCGAAATGATGGTCGCACGATGTATTAAGATCGGAACTGTTCAAACGTTGACGATGTTAGGGCTACTTCCCGAAGTAGTAACTATATCACAAGCGGAAGATATATATGGAAAACGCCTTATAACAGAATGGCGCGAAAAAGCATGGATTAAGTTTTATCCGGCAAATAATAAGGAAAGAGGAAAATATTATGTGAAGCGGTCAGAGCTGGAAACAGCTAGCGCAATGATGGATTTGCATAATAAAGTTCCGGACAATATCATCAAACAATTAATGCAGATAGCTGTATGACACAAGTTAAACAAGGATCTTTATTATTAAAGGAATTACAGGATAAGATAGGAAAGCAGTTGGATGAAAGAGAAAGTGCTATTAAAAATTACAGTCCTTCTCCCATCAAATGTAGTTCATCAAAAACAGATATCAGAAAAGAACCTACAACTGAAGACATACTCTTAATGGAAGAATACAGCCGTGGAGTATACCAAGGAGACTAATAAAAAACTAATATTAAAACAATTATGAGTAACATTATTGAAATTAAAGTGGAGGAGCTTAACGCACTTCCAGCAACGAAAATTGTCGAAAATGAAAATGTACAGACGAAATTTATTCAGATGTACAATGCTATTTGGGGTTCTCAAATGGGGGAACAGATTTACCACAAGGAAGTATTTAATTTCCAGAAGGTTCTTCGTGAGAATCCTTCGGTGGCTGAATGTAGTAAGATGTCACTGTTTGGTTGCTTCCTCGATATGGCTGTAAATGGGCTATCACTTGATAATACATCACATCCTCATTGTTATCTCATTCCACGAAAGGTAAAAACGGGTCAAAAAGATGAACGAGGATTTGATAGATATGAAAAAAGAGCTAGTGTCTCTGTTACTGGCTATGGAGAACTGACTATGCGTATGCGTGCTGGACAAATACGATATGCAGATAACCCGGTTATTGTTTACGAAGGAGATATATTCTCTATCAGTCTCGATAATGGTGTGAAGAAGATAACTTATTCAGCCGCTATACCTCGTAAGTCTTCTAATGTAATAGGGGCATTCATTCGCATAGTTCGTTGTGACGGTTCTGAAGATTATCAGTGGCTCCTTGAAGGCGATATCCAACGCTTGGCAAAGTTTTCAGCAAAAAACAACTCATACTACAAAGATGGACAACGAGTAGAGGGCAAAGCTAATGATCTGTACTATTCGAATGGTGGCGGCATTGATCCTGGCTTTTTAGAAAATAAGATGATTAAGCACGCTTTTGATGCTTACCCCAAGGTGCGTACCGGAAAGTATACTATGATGGCGACAGAACAGGAAGATGAAGAAGTTATCGATTATGGCATTGTTGATGAAGAAAAGGTTAATGAGCCTGTTCAATCTGTAGCCTCTGCAGATGATACCAAAATACCTTTTGGGGAAGAAAAACAATTAGACGCTCCGGAACCCGTTCAAGTGGAAGTATCTGACGATGATGCAGACGGAGGCTTCTAGCTATTACTAACCAATTTAAGAAAACGATTATGGCAACAGAATTAATCAAAATAGACGAAGTAAAGAGCATTCTTTCATCTTTTCCTGATACCATTGGTAAGAATTCCAGTTCAGTCAAGAAATGCAATGAAGCAGGGCAGGCTCTTCTTGATACAATCGAAGGAGAAGGCATGAATGAAACAATAGACCAGGCAGCAGCTGACTATCTGAAAAAAGTAAATGTCACTCTAAAGAATATGGATGAACGGCGTAAACCTATTACGCAGATATTCGATAAAGTGCGTTCTTTCTTTACTTCACAAGAAAAAGAGATTGATCCTAAGGATTCTACTACAATCCCCGGCAAGCTTGTAGTAAAACGCAATGAGTATGCTAAGTATAAGTATGAAGAAGAGCAGAGGAGAAAGAAAGAAGCAGAGCAGAGAGCTAGAATTGAGACAGAGAAAGCAAACTATCAACAGACAATAGAGAATAGCCTTCTTTCTTATTTCAACCAGTATCTTTCAAGTAAAGTCTCTGAATTACAGGCTATCTTCTCTAATTTGACACATGAGAACTTCGATCGCGAAGTTATAGGAATTACAGTTTTTCAGACCGATTATCCTAAATCTCATTTTGATAAATTTAGTGCGGATTCAGCGACTTACTATATCAGTCAAGAAACAAAAAAGGAAATTCGTCGAAATATTCTACAGGGTAGATATGAGCAATTGGCCCAGCAATATAAGGCTAAAATCTTAAATGTAAAGCAAGACCTTATTGACCGTATTCCTTCTAAACGTAATGAGTTGGCAGAACTGGAACAGCTTCGTTTGGCAAATGCGGAAGCAGCAGCAAAAGCGGAAGAATTACGCAAGCAGCGTGAAATTGAAGCAACTTCTAAAAGAATGGAAGAGATAAAGAGAGAGGAAGAAGCAGCAAAACAAGAGGCTGCACTAAAGGCTCAACAAAGTACCATCGGTAGTCTTTTTGCTGGTGCTGCTGCATCTGTTGCACCTCCACCGACAAACGCCAAGGTGAAAGAAAAGATTGTCATAGTTAACCTACAAGGATATTTGGAAGTATTTCAGATGTGGTGGCTAAACGAAGGTAAGGCTCTACCAGTTGAGGAATTGGAGAAAATCTTTAAAAAGATGATTACCTATTGCGAGAAACAGGCAAATAGCAAAGATCAAAAGCATATCGAATCACAATTCATCCGTTACGAAGCGGATGTAAAAGCTAAATAATTATGTCAAATCCTGATTCATATTACTCACGTACAGAAGTCAGCAATTCAGATCTGACAGAGCTCAAAAACTATCTTTATCCCCGTGTTCAATACGGGGATAAAGAGAAAGCTTTCAAATTTGGTACGCTTGTAGATGTTCTTATCACAGAGAATGACCGTGTTCGGTATGACAAGCTGATGGTAGATGATTATGTATATACACAAGAAGAGTTTGAATTAGGCCTTGAGATGCGTAGAGCTCTCCGAAAGGAAGCGGAGAAAGACCAGTTCTTAGCTGTTGTATTGACACAGTCTGACACACAAAGGTTTATGGTTAATAGGCAGCAGGAGTTCTATTACGGGAACTTTGCTTATCACCTTGATACGCGGTGTAAGTGGGACTGGTGGCTATCTGCTTTCAACTTTGGAGGTGATTTAAAAACGACTTTTGCGGAATCCCAAGCGCAGTTCGATGAAGCTATTGATTTTTTCGATTGGGATCGTTCCCGTGCCTGGTATATGGATATTGCAGGAAGTGAACAGGATTTCATTTATGCAATCTCAAAAAAGAATTGCAAAATATTCAAGCATTTTATCACCGATCGTAGCCATCCTTCATATATCAGAGGGAAAGAGAAATACGAGGACCTTGCTTTCAAATGGTGGCAATTGATGGTCTGATTATATTTTATCATAAAAATAATATGAATTTACTTATTACATCAAAAGAACAGATATTGGCTGAATTAAGCAATATAGATTCATTTCTCAATATTACTATGAATGAAGATGCGGCAGAAGCTGTACAACGTGGCAATGATTTAGCTGTATATGTTGCCCGTTCCGGTAAACTGCTTGCAGACTCGAAATACTGGCTTAATGAGACAATGAAGTCCGAGGTTATGCAAACACTCGTTGATACAGCTAAAAATGCGAAAGCGACAGCAACAGCGATAAATGCCCTAATCAGTTCTTTATGTCGGGAGGAACGATACCTCGTCGATTGGTGCGAACGTTGTAACCGGACGGCAACACATCAATTATCATGGTGCGTAACTGTGATAAGTAAAGCAAAAGAGGAAATGAAAATGGCCAGTATGTATAACAATAAAAAGTAATCATTATGAGAACCCTGAAAAAAATCACAATCGGACTGGCCGTTATCGGCCTGTTTACAGCATTATCTTTCTCTCAAAGAGAAGATGCAACATCAAGAGAAATAACTACGGCTGCCGTCATGGGAGTTGTATCAACGTTTAGTATTATCACTTTATCAACTAAAGAAGATTATGGAACAAGTAAAAAATGAGATCAAAAAGGCAGTCGTTAAGAAAGATCGGCTGAATGTAGTGTACAATGAGCGTTTTTCTGAATCAAACTACACAAATGTAATAAACAAGAGCTGTGATCAGATCATTCACTGTGATTTACGAGAAGCGTTTAGCCGTCTTAAATTGCATCTTGTCGTATTGTGTGAGCAGCCGGAAGCATCTAAAATCGATAAGGATAGTTTTACTTCTCCTGGCTATGCTGAAACCTTAGAAAACTATATTATTACAGGTTATGCGAATGACAGTGTCGATGGGGTTTCTGGAATAACTATCATGGGATCCAAACTTCTTCAGTCCGGCAAAGTCGTTGACTTGAAAATCTTCGTTCCTCTCCTTGACGAACAATATCTCTACTACGAAGAATTAAGCATTGATGCAGCTGCATGTGATGCTGAAGTAGAAAGTTACCTATTTGAAGAAAAATGGGGAATTAGACAAGAACGTCTTGATTTCGAAACCGATGAACCAGAAGAAGCTATCATAGTGGAAGAAAAGCCGAAGAAAAAAGGAAGAAAAAAACAGATAGATGCTCCTGCACCTCTTGACGCAACCGCATAACTTACAATCACCATAGGGGGAAATTATCCCCCTATAAAATACTCTAAATCATGAATATTGAATTAAAAGGAGATAACTTTGAATTATCATTCAAGTATAAACCTTCTATTGTAGATCGAGTCCGACAAATTCCCGGAAGACGTTTTGACGGTGCAAAAAAAGTTTGGATAGTTCCAGCTCGGAGTAGAGTTGACCTTGAAAGAATGATTTATCAAATACGGCAATTTGAGAATATCAATTGGGTAAATGGTACAGAAAAAAAGGAGGAGGATATCGCTTATGATATTCCGGAATTACCTGATTTAACCGTTCCTCACAATTTGAAAATTCAGCCTTATCCTTATCAACTTAAAGGTATTGCCCGTGGTTTGCAACTTAAACGATTTATGAATTGCGATGAACCAGGCTTGGGGAAGACATTACAGAGTATAGCAACAATTAACCTTGCAGACGCTTTTCCTTGTCTTGTTGTATGCCCTTCATCATTAAAAATCAACTGGCTACGTGAATGGGAGAAGTTTACGGATAAAAAGGCGATGATCCTAACTGATAAGGTACGTGATACATGGACTTTTTTCTTTCAGACAGGAATGCACCAGGTATTTATTGTTAACTATGAATCATTAAAGAAGTACTTTGTACAACGTATAAAGAAAGCTGAAGGCTGGACGCTGCGAGATGTGGAATTTAGAAACTCAATCAATTTATTCAAGTCTGTTATCATTGATGAAAGCCATCGTTGCAAATCTGCATCAACCCAGCAGGCTAAGTTTTGCAAAGGTATTTGTACCGGCAAAGAATGGGTTATTGAATTGACGGGAACACCGGTGGTAAATCGGCCTAAAGATTTGATTCCGCAGTTGGCTATTTTAGATCGAATGAACGATTTCGGTGGATATAAACCATTTGTTGATAGATACTGTTCCGGACAGAGAGAAGCATCAAATTTGAGAGAATTGAATTTTAACCTATGGAAGTACTGTATGTTTCGTCGTGAAAAGTCACTTGTCCTCACAGATCTTCCCGATAAAATACGGCAGGTGAATACTTGCGAAATCACAAATCGAAAAGAGTATATGGATGCAGAACGCGACCTTATTATGTATCTACAGAAATACAAGGACGCTGACGACGATAAGATAGCTAAGGCAATGCGCGGTGAAGTGATGGTACGTATCAATATTCTACGGCAGATCTCCGCTCGCGGTAAAGTACGTGATGTCATTGAATTTGTAAAAGATTTTCGGGAGAATGGGAAGAAGATAATTCTATTTTGTTCTCTTCATGAAGTTGTAGACCAACTGAAACGTTATTTTCCTACTGCCGTATCGGTTACCGGAAGAGACTCACAGGACGAGAAGCAAAGAGCCGTAGACGCTTTTCAGAACAACCCGAAAGCAGATATTATCATTTGCTCAATAAAAGCCGCTGGTGTAGGTCTTACCCTTACAGCATCAAGCAATGTAGCCTTTGTTGAGTTTCCCTGGACGTATGCAGACTGCTGTCAATGTGAGGACCGGGCACACCGTATCGGGCAAAAGGATTCTGTAACCTGTTACTATTTTCTTGGCCGTCGGACGATAGATGAGAAGGTTTATCGAATCATCCAGGAGAAAAAGAATATAGCTAATGCTGTAACTGGTTCTACCGAGGATATTGAAGAAAATATCGTCGATATGGTTGCACGTATCTTTGATACTGATTATGATGATGAATAATTTAAGTCTGCAAAGATATGAATCTAATCAGGCTGAACTGGTGACCAAATAATTTCTCCATTAATATATCTGAAGTGTATTGAGGAACGGTTTGCAACCTTCTCTCCTGAAAAAGTAAATTCTTTACTAAAATTCTCACTTTCATGGTTAATGGTAATAACCAATGTATCATTTGTCGTGACTTTCTCTGTATTGATTTTATAAGATACAGATGTTTCAAGTCTACTTGAAGGGCGGATTGTTCTATTACGATATATTGTTGACATATATTTGTTTTTTTGCAAATATAATAATAATAAACTAATAAGCCTTGGGCGGCTTTATAAAACCCAATATTAGATTATGAATAAACTTGGAATTTTGGCGGCTATCGTATTTGTCGCAATTGTTGTAGGATGTTTTGTTACCATCCCTTATTATAACGTTTGGCAGCAAGAAATGTCTGGAAAGGCTGAATTTGCTAAAGCAGAACAAAACCGTAAAATAAGGATTGAAGAAGCTAAAGCAAATCTGGAAGCTGAAAAGCTGAACGCCCAAGCTGAAATCGAACGTGCTAAAGGTGCTGCCGAAGCGATTAAAATTGAAAATGGAAGTATTACCCCCGCATATATCCAATATTTGTGGGTACGTCAACAAAGCAATCTGAATGATAAAACTGTGATATACATACCAACGGAGACAAATCTTCCAGTTTTAGAAGCGGCAAGAAATAAATGATAAATCAGCTATGCGGTAGATTCTTCGTTTACCGCATAGCTCAAATCCAAACAGAAAGGAGTCAATATGCGTGAAGATATAATGTATGTTATCGTTTATCCAAACGGCCTTATCATAATGAATACGCAGAAATATTACCGAAGTTTCTGTATTGAAAAATGGTGTGAAGGATGCTCCCGGCCATGGAAACAATGGTATAAGATGGGATATCGCTGTAAAAAAGTGAAAGTTACATTTGAAATAATTGATTAATAACCAAATACAGTAATGAAGAAAAAAGAAAAACAATCAATCACCATCATTTTCAAGGAAGATGATAATGGAAAAATGATAGCATATATCGGAGAAATGAATTTTATATGCAAAGCTGTAAATATAGCAATAATCAATAATGCTATATCCAAAGTTGCAGAAATATTAGATAATATAAAGATAAATCAGGAATGAATCATAAGAAAGATTTTTTGGAATGGAAGGAAAGTACATTCACAGAAATATGTGATAACTTATCAGATGTAGTATGTACAGATAGGAAATTGAATGTTGGTGATAAGGTTATCTTTAAAAATAAGCATGGTATAAAGTTTGGTCCTTTTGAGGTATTAGGGTTTTGTAAACCTGATAATGGTGGAGGATGTGTATTTCTGGATAAGAGTAGTTATTGGTTTCCTGCTCCACTTGATAGCCTTACAATCATAAAGTAGAATGGTTTTAATCGAATTAGATACAGAAATGAATAAGAATATAGTCGTAAAGAAAGAAAAGCCTATCTGTCAATTAGAGGGGCTCCCGGGAGTAAAGAGGGATAAAATAGATGCGTATTGGTTCAAGGATGTAAACGACATAGAGGCAACTCTTGAACTTGGATATGCCTGTACTTCTGCTGGAAATAACGGAGCTATAAACGTTTGGAAGGATGATACAGGAATGATTCGCGGTGAATTAATGCGACACTTAGTAGTTGTTGAAAAAAGAACGTTTGTCAGCTATGCAGAAGTGGAAAAATACGTAAGTGATTGGCTTGAAAGAATTAATAACTGATAAGAAATGAAAACTTATGTAATCACACTCTCACAGTTTTTCCCGGTAGGACATAGTCAATCAGGGAACGAGACGAATTTCAAATATGAGTTTCTTTTGGGGCAATGCTGCCCTGATTGTGAAGTGGAACAGGATTTATCGGGGGAAGAAATTTCCCGATGCAACAGTTGTATAAGAGCCTGTTTACGTCCGAAACTTCACACCATACGAGCCAATTACCCAATGTGGGAGAAGCGTATTAAAGAGGTTCAAGCCGGGCTAGCTGTTCTTTCCGTCCGGCAGTGGATTGGAAAGCCTTACCGCAGCCCACAGATTGAAGTTGTAAAGCTGACATCGGAGAATGGCATAGGGATACAGAAATTAGCGTTTTGCGGAGTGTTATCACATTTCAAAATTGAAAATGGTATAAACATACCACTAACAGAGGAACTTGCCGATAATGACGGACTATCGTTTAAAAATTGGATTGAATGGTTTAATGGCTATGATCTGAATCAACCTATGGCAATTATTCATTTTACAAAATTCAGATATTGATAACAAAGGAAAAGATATGAATAAGATAGCATTGGAGATTACTTCCGAAGGATGGGAGATTACTGTAATTATTGACGGTAAAGAGTATAAAGAGAAGTATGTTGCAACTGCAACTGGAGCAAAAAGTATTGAAGGTGATTTTGAAAGCGAAGATGATATACCGGAAGAAGTATATGATGCTTTAAATTCCACTTTCCCGTTCGAGTGTATGCAGGCATTATATTCTATTGAGGATTAACTATTACCAAAAAATAATGTAGAATTGAATGAAACGTCCACAGACTAATGGTTTATTTGAAATTACAGGAAGTCAAGAGAAAGAACGAGGTTTCTGCTGCATGAAGCTGATAACTTTTCTCTCCGCTAATAATGTAACAGACTGGGATGAATGGCATGGGGCGCATCTTTCTGCAATGTCAGGGAGATGCCCCTATGCTTCGCAGTGCCCGATTCATGAGAGAACGATAGCAGTAGTAGGTAGAAGACCAATACAATTTAGCTTATTTTGAATAATGTCTAAAGAAAAGTGCATTTTATGCGGAAAAGAAACGGTATCGGTTATTAAAACCGGTACCGACTTTATGTGTTATAATTGTTATGCAGATCAGCGTAATCCTACGCGCTCTAAAGAAGTACATAATAACGAGGAAGCTCGAATACAAACAGAGTTCTTTAAACTTATTCCTCTATATTTCCCTAATATACCTGACAAACTTATATTTGCCGTTCCAAATGGTGGAAGCCGTTATATACGAGAAGCTGTTAATCTAAAACGGCAAGGAGTAAAGTCTGGAATTTCTGATGTGATCGTACTAATTCCCCAAAAGGGTTTTGCTTCTCTCTGCATAGAGTTTAAAACGAGGGTAGGGAAACAGTCAGAAGAACAGAAAGAGTTTCAAAAACAAGCGGAATCATGCCGTAATAAGTATGTGGTAGTCCGAAGTGCATCACAGGCAATCGAAGAATTACAAAAATATCTTTCTTAATAGAATTGAAATATGTAATACTGAAATTCCACAGATTGAAATAGCTTTTATATGATAGGGGAGAGGGCATCTGTTTTTTCGTATATTTGATGTAGTCTGAAGGTATTTAATTGACTACAAATAGATTAAAAGAAA